AGAGAGACCTCGGTCAAAAGTGATGCCGTTACAGAGGTCGGCTACAACCTCTACCCACCCAGTAGCTCACAGCTAAAGGAGATATGAAATGGACAATCGCGAAGCTTTCAAGAGCATGCTTAATAACCTGATCAACGATAAGCCTGAAGAAGCAACCCTCGACCTGCACTCCTATCTTTCGAACAAGATGAAGGAAGTCGCCGGTCTCGCAGCACCTTCGGCCGATGACCCTGCGATCGACACCGGCGTCGCTGCCGACCTCGAAAGCGATGACGAGTAGTCCTGAAAACGCGATATCAGGATAGTTTAGGCACCCAAAGCGCTTGTTTTTTCGATACTTTTTACGTGTTTGCATAAATAAGATCGTACGTTTCACGCAGGTTTGTACGTTTCTAAACATCAAACGCGTAAGGTTCACAGCTGTTAGAGACAGCTTAAAACAGTCTCTAATACCCACCCTATAAAGGAGAAACTGCATGGATGAAATCCTTCAGAAGTTGCTAAGCTCGGAGCTACTCAGCGAAGACGCTAAGGCTGAAATCTCCACCAAGTGGACTTCCGCAGTAGAGACTTACAAGTCTACTGTCCGCGAAGAAGTTACCATGGAAGTGAGAGCAGAAATCGCTGAACAGTGGGCTAGCGAACGCGACGCTTTGATTGAAAACGTCGAGACCTTCGTAGCTAAGAAACTGGACGAAGAAGTAGCAGAGCTTAAGGCAGACATTGAGCGTTTCCGCGACCTCGAAGCAGAATATGCTGAGAAGATCGTTGAAGAAAAGCACGCAATGGCTGAGACACTCTCTGAGGAACTCGAACAACTCATCAACAAGATGGACGCTTTCTTTGAGCTCCGTCTGACCGAAGAGTTCGAAGAGCTCCGTGAAGACCTGGAAGTTGTTAAGCAGAATGAGTTCGGCCGTCGCATCTTCGAAGCCTTCGCTACCGAGTTCAACAAGTCTTACGTTGACGAAGACTCGATTCAGTCGAAGCTGGCAGCAGCCACCGCCAAGCTTGAAGATGCAGCAGCCACGATCGCTCAGCTTGAAGAAGCTCAGGCAGAAATGGTTCGCGAGTCTAAGCTCGAAAAAATCCTCGCTCCTCTGAGCGGTAAGAAGCGTGAGCAAATGGCATTCGTGCTTGCTAACGTTGAAACTTCCCGTCTTGAAGAAGCCTTCAACCACTTCATCGGCCGTGTTCTGAAGGAAGACTCCTCAGTACAGCCAGAAGCAGGCAACGTTGCTCTCTCTGAGTCCGCAACGTCCGTAGTAACCGGCAACGAGTCCTCTGAGATTCCAGCCAAGCAAGCAGCCGCAGGCGACAAGTATTCTCATCTGAGAAAGCTTGCTGGCATGACCAACTAAACTAGTCCAAAAGGAGAACTTCAATGGAACTATTTGAAAACTGGCAGGAAACGAAAGAGACCCTGCTCGAGGGCCTCTCGGAAAACAAGAAGAAGATTCTTGCTCCTGTTCTGGAAAACCAGATGGCTCACCTTCAGGAAACTGCCGCTGCTGGCACTTCTACTGCAGGCGCAATCGGCAACTTCCAAAAGATCGTAATCCCTATGATCCGTCGTATCATTCCTGGTACGATCGCTACGGAACTCGTAGGCGTTCAGCCAATGTCCGGTCCAGTTGGCCTGGTCTACTCCCTGCGCTTCCTCTTCTCGGAAGCTGTCACGGGTAACCCACCAGCAGGTACCCTCGACTCTGGCTTCTCGGTCAGCCCAGGCGACGAAGTCTTTGCTAACAACAGCAAGACCAAGCGCTTCTATTCTACCTCTGATGCTCCAGCAGCATCCGGTGGTCCAGCTGCTTCTACCTCTACCGGTATGGCTGCTGCTACCTCCGACTACGAAGCATTCGGTGGTCGCGCTCTGACCCTCGAAGTTCTGAAGCAAACCGTAACTGCCGGCTCCCGTAAGCTGCAGGCACGTTGGACTCCAGAAGCAATGCAGGACCTTAAGGCTTCCCACGGCCTGGACCTGGAAGCTGAAATGACCGCTGGTCTTTCTGCTGCAGTTGTTTCGGAAATCGACAACGAAATCATCAACGACCTTATCGCTCTTGCAGGCACCACCGAGTCCTTCGACATGGCTGGCACCTTCACTGGCGTTCCTAACTACGTCGGCGACCGCCACGCAGTTCTGGGCGTTCTGATCAACAAGGTTGCTAACGAAATCGCTCGTAAGACCCGTCGTGGTCCAGCTAACTGGATCGTTGTTTCTCCTCTCGTAGTTTCCGTTCTGCAGTCCGCAGCGAAGTCCGTCTTCGCTCCAGCTGTTTCCGGTTCCTTCGACGGTCCAAACAACACCAAGCTGGTTGGTACCCTCAACGGTTCCATCAAGGTCTACAGCTACATCTACTTCGACCAAGGTTCTGAGCCTATCCTGATGGGCTTCAAGGGCGGTTCTGGCGAAATGGACTCCGGCTACTTCTACTGCCCATACATTCCGCTGATGAGCTCCGGCGTTGTTGTTGATCCTAACACGTTCAACCCACACGTTTCGCTCATGACTCGTTACGGTAAGGCCACCTTCACCTCTACTGCAACGTCTCTCGGCAACTCGGCAGACTACTACGGTCGTATCTCCGTAGCGAACCTCTCCTTCGTCTAATAAACGATAGGAAGTCGTTACAGACTTTCAACCTACTGAGCAGGCGCTTTCAAACGGAAGCGCCTGCTTTTTGCTCCGGTTCCGGAGTATTGTCGCGATTTGGCCAATATGCACTTTTGCCAGTCAGCCACATAAATAAACCTGAAGTAGCTTAACCTATGGAGACAAGCATGAAGTATGGATCAGCACCAGTTCGTTCTCACTACCCAGTCGTGAAGAGCAAGGTCGACGCCCGTGACTGGAGCTTCAGCAAAATCTCAACTCCGGTATCTACTCTTCCTCATTCTGTCAACATGATTCATCTCTGCCCTCCAGTAGTTGACCAGGGCAATCTTGGTAGCTGCACTGGCAACGCCATTGCGGGCGCCTATGAGTTTGACATGATGAAGGAGAAGATTACGCCTATCGTTCCTTCTCGCCTGTTCATCTACTACAATGAGCGTGTCCTAGAGGGAACAGTAAACCAAGATGCTGGCGCGGAAATCCGTGACGGTATCAAGGCGATTGCAAACAACGGTGTTTGCGCAGAAGCTCTTTGGCCATATGACGTAACAAAGTTTGCCATTAAGCCATCCGCTGAAGCATACGCTGCTGCCCAACAGCACAAGGCGCTGAACTACTACTCGGTAAACCTCGATCTTCAGTCAATAAAGCAGGCGCTTGCTCAAGGCTATCCAATCGTTGCTGGTATCCAAGTGTATGCCAGCTTTGAAAGTAATTCTGTTGCTCGCAACGGTTTGGTTCCAATGCCTGGCCCAAATGAAGCCTGCCTTGGTGGTCACTGCATCATGATCGTTGGTTATGCTGACGCATCCCATCACCTCATCTGCAGAAACAGCTGGGGCACAAACTGGGGTGATCACGGTTACTTCTATCTGCCATACGCCTACGTTGATCCTAATCTGATGGATGAGCTTTGGGTAGTCAAGGCTGTAAAGTAACGCCGAATGAAATTCATCCGCGAGATACTCAAGCTCAAGCTTGATGAAGAGGCCGTCACCTTCAGCGTTACTAACGCTACGAAGGATAAGAATGGCATCACCTGTCTCGTAATGAGCAACCGCAAAGATGACAGCTACTACAATGACAGCTACAGTGGAGTGATCGCGGTGCTCACTCCATACGGCCATATCGACCTCAAAGCGAGTGATGCTAAGGGTGAGAAGGAAGCCAAAAACTTCCGACAACAAATCATCAAGGCAGCCAAGGACTACGTTATGAAGGACGAGCGGCTAAAATATCAACCCACGTTCTAAACGAGATTCAAATGCCAGCTGATATGCAATACCTGACAATCCTAATTTCCTTCGTATCAGCCTGCTTCTCATTTGCCGCCCTAGCTTCGATGGTCCTTCTGGTTAACCAGATGATCGTCATGTGGCAGGATAAGTCAGGTCGCATCATTACCAAGGCGATGGTAAATAGAGCATTCGTATTGGCCATTCTTTGCGGGCTTGCACTTTTGTTCTTCGCCGCCGAGGTGATGTTCGTTGCTCAAACAGGCAAAGACGTAAGTAAGTTCTTCCTTCTCCTCTTCAACCTGGGAGTGGGATTCTTTCTCTTTATGGTAAGCATGTTCAATATAACCTTGGTTGAAGAAATCAAAAAGTTGTCGAAAGACAGCAAGTAACCCACACCCGAACACATCACAAAAGGCGGCTCCCACATGACGAAAGTTCTTTTCATTCTAAAGTACCGCGAAGTCAGCGATCCAGACCACGGCGTTTACAGCTACACTGGTCTATCCTCTGGTCTTTTTAACTCGGCGCGAATGGTCGCTGAGATGCTCAACGCCTACGGTCTAAACGGCGAAGAGTGCGAAGCGAAGCTTGTTCAAGTTGTAGACAACAACTGCATCGACCGTGAAGTTACCCAGTTTCGACCAGACGTGGTCATCATTGAAGCCATCTGGGTTGTTCCTGAAAAGTTTGAAGTCCTCCGCAGACTTCACCCAAAGGTCAAGTGGCTCATCCGTAACCACAGCAACATTCCCTTCCTCGCGCAGGAAGGTCAGACACTCGGCTGGATTACGCAGTACGTCAAGGAAAAGAACGTCTATGTTGGCACCAACACCAAGGCTTCTCTTGGTGACCTCAGAGTTCTAGGCTGCCAGCGAGTAGATTCGGATCATTACTCCCACATCCAAGACCACAAGGTCGTCTACTTCCCTAACTACTACATGACCAAAATGCAGCCAACCTGGACGCCGAAGCCAGAAAGCAATGAGTTGCACATCGGCTGCTTTGGCGCCATTCGCCCACTGAAGAATCAGCTGGAGCAGGCAGTCGCAGCGATTAAATATGGTAAGAAGGTTGGCAAGCACATCTACTTCCACATCAATGCCGGACGAGCTGAAAGTGGTGGTATGCCAATCGTCAAGAACTTGAGAAACCTGTTTGCCAACTCTAAGACCTCTACGCTCATCGAGCACTCTTGGATGCCGCATGCTGACTTTGTCAAGCTCATTGGGACTATGGACCTCTCGTTGCAAGTTAGCTTCAGTGAAACGTTCAACATCGTTACGGCAGACGCGGTTCAGCAGGGCGTTCCTGTTGTCGGTTCACCAGAAGTCATGTGGATCTCTCCACGTTACTGGGCAGATCCTGTAAGCTCTGACGATATCGTTGAGAAGATGTGGGTCGCTTTTCATGATGCAAAGCACGGCTATCACAACGTCAACCAAGAAAGCCTGGCAGAATACAACGCCAAGAGCCATAGAGCAATCTCTGACACGATCCTCAAGGTTCTTCACCATCACGACCATCACATCGAAGGGTAACATGACACAGGTTAAGGTCCTAATCGTAGGATATGGATTCGTAGGCAAAGCGGTTGAGACATCGCTCATTGGCGGCCGTGAAGAAAAGGCTGCCAACTTTGAGATTCAAGTTTTGGATACTGGTCTGGGTCTTCAGCCTACTCCCGAGTTCTTGAAGGTCATCGACGCTGTATTCATCTGCGTGCCATCTTCGGGAGCCGAAGATGGCGCATGTAATGACAGCATTGTCCAGCAGTACGTCGAGCTGTTCGCAATGCAAAAGGCGATCACGGTGATTCGATCTTCGATTCCACCATCCTCAGTTCAGAAGATGGTCGAGATCAATCCTGCCGTGATCTACATGCCAGAGTTCCTCCGTGAAAGTTCGTGGAAGTGCGATGCCCTTCACCCTGAGCATCTAATCATCGGCACTAACGTCTATGATTCCTTTGAGGCCCTTCGCAACGTGTTCCGCAAGAGCGCCCTGCGCAATCTCGAGAACATGCGGATGGTCGATCCGGTCCAGGCATCCCTGTTCAAGTACGCCGTGAATACCTTCCTTGCGACGAAGGTCGTATTCTTCCACGAGCTCAACAAGTGGATGGAAGGTGCGGGTCATGGTGACCATTGGGATGGTCTGAAGGAAATGCTTCAGAAAGATGAGCGCGTTGGCAAGTCGCACCTTAAGGCCCCCGGCGCCCATGGCTATGGCTTCGCTGGAACCTGCTTCCCTAAGGACACGAAGGCCTTCGTAGCCGAAAGCGTCGGCGAACTTTCTTTGCTGGCCGACGCAATAAAGTGTAACACGCGGCTCAGATCCAGTGTATAATATGAGGTATGAACGTATTCTACCTCGACACAGATCCGCAGCGTATCGCCTCATGGTTGGTCGATAAGCACATCGTGAAAATGCCGGTTGAGTCGGCTCAGATGCTCTCAACCGCGCACCGCCTTTTGGACGGACGTCGTGTAGGGAAGGATTGGATCCTTCCAGACGAAGACATTTCGCAGCCTATCTGTTACAAGGTTGCGCATGCTCATCATCCTTCCACAGTTTGGACGATGGCTTCTAAGGCTAACTACGAGTGGCACGCTCAGCTTTGGGTGTGTATGCTCGAAGAGTACACACGCCGATACGGACGTATACATAACTGCTCGCGTCTCATGGACATTCTCATGGGCGCACCCAAGAACATTCCGGACGGGCCCTTCACGTCTCCTCCGCTGGCAATGCCCCAGCGTTACAAATCTGAAGATGCGGTCTCGGCCTATCGTCGGTTTTACGCGGGAGAAAAGTGGCGCTTCGCAAGGTGGAAGCAGGCTGACTTGCCTGATTGGTTCTTGGGTGAGATGCAGTGCGTCTGGCTCGACGAGGGATATGCAGATCGCGCAGTCGCTCTGGAGAAGGCTGTGCGCAAGAAAACTCCGCCCATGGACGTACGCGTCCTATCAATCGCAAAAGAGCTTACCAATGAAGTGGCCTAAGCTGTTCACGCGAAACAAGCAGAAGGAAAAACTCATGCAGCACTTTTCGGAAGAGTATCGTCAGTCTCTCATCAACGAGCACAAGCTGATCTCCGTTGCGATCGCTCAGTTGGTTGACAAGGGCTATGGCAAGTATGCACGCGCACATGGCGTCGATGCAGTGCAAGGCGCCGCATCAAAGATGCGCATTCGCAAGGTCGAGCTTGAAGCTATGATCGACGTCCTTACGGACTTCATTCACGGTTAATTTTTGAAAACTTGGGCCTGGTGGCGCTCAAGGATAGGAATTAACACCCGCATCCCCGGCTTTGGATTCATCGGCGGGTTGATGCTATTGTACTCCGACAACAATCCCGGCATTTCCTCCTTCGTGACGTCGAAGAGGTTGTACTTCTTGATTGCCCCGGTGACGGTTTCGCCTGGCATAAACATGTGATGTACGCCTCGGGCTCGTTCTTTTAGTGGCATGTTTAGCTCCTTCGTGCAAAGTATTTAGACCTGTTAAGGTTACCCTGCTACAGGATATCCTGCAAGAGGGCATAAATACACTGTGCAGCATTCATCTGACGAAGGCCCTTAATGTCACAAGTTACAACTCACGACCTTTGGGTTGACGGTCGTAGCATCCAGCTTACGGCTAGCAGTATTTCTTCAACACTGCCTGAAACCTCATCATCGGGGTCTCTAACCCTCACCTGGACGCTCCCAAACAACCCGATCGCATACGACGGTGCAGTTGTTGTCGTCTCCGAACAGCCACTGGTTGCTGAGAACTATCCCGTAGATGGCACGCGCTACACCCCTTCCACCAACTGGCTCGCACCGGTTGACAAGCTTGGTAATGCCCAGGTCGTAGCAGCGTTCTACGGCTTCTTTGGTGACAACACCCAACAGACGACAGTAACAGTCACTGGTCTCGACCCATCCAAGCTGTACTACGCGTCTATCCACGCGTGCTCAAACGTTCTTCAGTACTACACCGTAGGCTCGCAGTCCTATCCACTGGAAGCTAATGACCCACTGGAAGCTAATGACCCAGTGAAGATGAGCTCGCCATACGCCGGCTCTATTCCTCAGGCAACCACTCCTCCACAGAATCCTACTGACGGCCAAGTCTACTTTGACACCGGCTCGAATACGGTTCTCATGTGGAGCACCATGCAGGCAGCATGGATCAAGGCCAATCAGCAGACCGTTCCTATTGGCGCTGCACCATCCATCAGTGTCGCCCAGATGTTCTACCATACTGGCGAAGCGGTTCTGAAGTTCTTTGATGGTGCTACTTGGGTCCCAGTTACTTCAGCAAACACTCGCGTAAAGATGGGTGCGGCATGGGCACCTTACACGCAGATCACCCAGAGCGGAAGCTATCCTCCTACTCCTGCAGTCGGTGACTTCCTTTTCTTCGTAATCGCAGGTGCCATCAGCTCTCCTACGACCTATGCGATTAAGTTCTTCAGCCTCGGGCAGTGGTTCAACATCACCCCAGGAATGGTTGAGGTTCTGATCGGTGGTGTCTGGACTCCTATCGCTACTCCAACCAGCACGAACATCTACGCACCTCAAGATCCACCAATCCCAATGGTTGGTGACTTCTTTTACAACACGTCAACCAAGGATCTTCTTGTTTGGACCGGTGCGGATTGGACGAAGGCAGACACAGCTCAACCAGGCGTTCCATCGACTGACAAGACAGCGGTTGGAACAGACGGCACTCATGCGGCTCGCGTCCAACTCATGAATGAAGTCAAGGCGCGTATGGGTTATCCAGCAGTCTGCGTTGAGCTTAACGACACCAACTTTGATGTGGCTATCAACAACGCGATCGCAACCTTCCGCCAGCTGTCTGACAGCGCGTACGCTCACCGCCATGTCTCTTACACCCTGATCGGTGGTCCGACTGGTGGTCAGAACGTTTACTACCTGAACGATCCTCGCGACAAGACTGACAAGATTGTCAACGTCGTGAAGATCCACAGAATCAACTCGCTTGGTATCTCTTCACTCTCTGCTGAAAGCGGTCTGTATGCTCAGGCATTCTTCAACCAGCTCTATCAGGGTTCCAACGTAGACGTTCTGTCTATTCACCTGATGAACCAGCTGTCTGAGACCTACGAGAAGATTTTCGCTGGCAACATCATGTTCACTTGGGACGAAGCATCTCGTGAGCTCATCATTCTTCGCCGCCTTCTGCAAGCTCAAGAGCGAGTCGTTCTTGAAGTTGTAATGGAACGTGAAGAGCAGGAGCTCATCAACGATCGCTGGACCAAGATGTGGATCCAAGACTGGACCTACGCTGACTGCCTCGAGCAGCTCGGCCTGATCCGCAGCAAGTACGGCACTCTGCCAGGCGCGAACGGTGGCATCACCCTGAACGGTGATTCTCTGTTGGCCATGGCCTCTGAAAAGAAGACCGAGCTTCGCCGTCAAATCAACGACTTCGAAGTCGGCAATGGTGGAGTCAACTTTGGGAATACTGCGTTCTTCATAGGATAGGCACACTTTTGCAGGGCTGCTATAAATACTTCAGAACTTATAGGAGCCATCATGAACAGAGCAGAACAAAGAAAGTACCACGTCATATACAAGACAACGTGCACCGTAACTGGAAAGTATTACTTAGGCATGCACTCTACTGATAACATAAATGATGGTTATCTTGGGAGTGGTTCTATTCTGTCACGGTCGGTAAAAAAGTACGGAAAAGAAAATCATGTCTATGAGGTGCTTGAGTTTTTACCAGACAGAAAATCTCTTTCTCTTCGTGAGGAACAGATCATCACAGATGAACATCGTAAAAACCCTATGTGCATGAACATTAGGACCGGAGGAACAGGAAATCAACCGGGTAAAGCTCTTACGGAAGAAACCAAAGCAAAGATGTCTGCATCACTGAAAAAGATGTGGGCTAATCTGAAGGAAAGCGGCTACAAGAAACAAAAACAATCTGCAGAAACAATTGCTAATAGGGTCGCAAAGAATACCGGGAAAAAGCGTACTGAAGAAACCCGGCAAAAGATGAGAGAAGCCCAAGCCGCATATCTTGCAACTGTTACTCCAGAAAAGCGAGCAGAAGAACATGCAAACCGTTCAAGAGCAAAGTCCCAATCTTGGATAGTTGAAACGCCATCGGGAAAAATTACGGTTACGAACATAAAGAAGTTTGCAATTGAAAACGGAACGAGCATCTCAAAGCTCTATAAAACCGTCGTTAATGGTAAATACTCAGATGGTTTTAGAATATTGAGAAAAGCATAATGCCAACCTTGCCGTGCGAAAACGGAGGCGGCAGCCTCAACAATCCTAACGGTACCCCAGCTCAGATTGGGACGAATAACCCTGCGCTGAAGCCATACGTTCCACCAACTCTACCGATTGGTGACTGGGCTATCACTGGGTTGAACCCAGACACCTGTGGTACAAACGAACAGCTTAACCAACAGACGTATGTAGCCGAGACGCTAAACATCTCTGGGGCTCCCATGAATGTCTTCAAGCTTCTGGGCATCCATGACCAAGGCGTAGGATCGATCCTTTCAGAGGGTCGCATCATCACGTCTGCTCCTTATCCGGGCTATCCAGCGTCTGGCATTAACACGACTAGCTGGAGATCACTTGCGTCTGGAGCCAACGTCACCACGTCAAATGTCTACGTTGGCGTAGACTTTGGCATCAAGGTGTTGTCAGTTGGTGGTACTTCTGAGTACGAGCCACAAGCCCAGAAGTGGACTGATGTTGGTGCAATCTCCATTACGCAGTCTAACGTCCCTGGGTATTGGGCACAACAGGTCCGAGTAGAGCTTACGACTGGTGATGTTTCCGTTGGAGCAACAAACTTCACGGGAACTGGCACGGGTCTTCTGACTGTAAATGGCACTGGCTCTGATGCTACTCAAGGCGTCGTGACTGCTGTTGCCATTACCGCAACGACTTTTAACTGCTATGCAACTCTCCCAGACAACACCGTCATTGGTCTTGGTACCGCAACGGTCGGCGTTCCATTCTACAGCACGTTCCTGAACTTCACCATCTCCGATGGAATGATCCCATTCGTTGGTGGAGACATGTTCTCGGTTGTGGTCGTTTACAACTGGAACAGAGTTGCAATGTTCAACCTGATCCAAACCAACGCTCCACAGATTCTCAACCTAAAGACCGTCACCAAGGTCAAGGCAATCCGAGTTACGCCAACTCTCTTTACGGGTGCTAACAGCTGGGAAGTGCTGGCGCTGGACGTTCTTGATAGCCCACCTACAGACATCAACAACATTCAGGATCTGTTCTTCAACGAGAACAGAGATCGTGACTACGCCAAAGAACCGCTGCTCATCAAGTGCCAATACACTCCAGGTGACAACGTCTCTGACCTATCACGTTTCGGTCTGAGCATGCTTGACCAGTATGTCTTCACTGTTTCTTTCGCAGCGATGGTCCAAACTTTGGGACGCCCTATTGTAACTGGCGACATCATTGAAGTTATCCCAGAACTTCAGTATGACCAGAACCTCATGCCAATCCGCAAGTTCCTTGAAGTTACGGACACAGCATGGGCGGCATCTGGATACGGCCCAGCTTACAACCCAACAGTCTATCGCTTCAATGCTCAGCAGGCTCTTCCTTCCCAAGAGACTCGCGACATCTTTGGAACGCTGGACACTCAGAAGTATCTTATCCCAGATGCTATTCTAACGGATGGTATCGGCGAACAGCTAAACACGTACCCTCTCACCGCGACAGAAGAAATCAACAAGAACGCGTTTGATGAGGTACCAAAAACTGGATCGGATGACATTCGTTCGGTCGCAGGCATCCCCCTGCCACGAGCAGCACCGCCCGCCAATCCAAAGGGCCAGCCACCAGCGGTTGCAGTTCCAAATCCAGAACAGCGCGCCAACCTCTACATTGAGTCGGCCCTTCCGCCGGATGATCAGCCATACGGTGAAGGCTTCCAGCTTCCACCAGTTGCTGGTCTTACTGACGGTGAATACTTCCGCCTGTACTATCCACCGGAGACTGCAATCCCACCTCGCCTCTACCGTTATTCCGCGGTAAAGAACAGATGGATCTACCTCGAAACAGACAGACGAGCCAAGTACAGCTCGTTCAAGCCATCTGTTCAGAGCATCATGCAGTCTGCCAATAACCAACCACTGGGAAAGAAACTGACATGACATTCAAGGACTTTTTGGCAGAAGTAGACGCGACGTCTATTGAAAAGGTCAAGGAAAAGATTCGTGCCAAGAAGTATCGCGCGATGACTCCTAGCAAACAGATCCATGCAAGCAACAGCACTGGCTCGCTTGATGGTATTTCAAACGGTAAGTATTACGAATGAGATTCAAAGAGTTCCTTGCAGAAGCAGTGGCCCCAGCTGTAAAGCTTGGCCTAGACTTCGAGCTTTCAGTTCCAGTCGTGAAGACCAATCTTCCCGATGAGAAGGCTAGTGACACGTTCAAGACCGCTGCAGACTTCGCTGCGCTGTCTCTTGCGCGCGCTCTAGGTGAGGATGTCTCTGTAAAGATGTCTTCAGGTGCTAGAAGCAAATCCAAGTGGCTCATTCAACCATCTGACAACGCAGACCCAAAGGGCTATCACGGCATTGAAATCATCTCCCCACTCATGCACCCTGATGTTGCCATGAGAGCAGCCGGAAAGGTTGCAGCGTGGATGGATGAAAATGAAGCCAAGACTACGGATGCCGACAGCGTTCGAGTAGCGATTGAGACAAAGGGAATCAAGGACAAGCTTGACCCAGTAAAGCTCGTCGTGTTCCTTGATGCTCCAGGTGCTGAGCATGCATTCGCTCATCAAACCAAGTCATACACTCCTTCAGCTGTAGAAATCATGCTTCAGAAGGTCAAGACTTCTGGCAAGCTCTCTGGCGCTGAAGACCTTAACAAGGCGGCAACTGCCTATCTTGGTAAGAGAGCAGATGGTTACACCAACTTTGGAAACATGGATGACGATGTCATCGAGTTTAGAGTCGGTGGTGGTGCCGGTTACGAGCACAACATGGATGCTCTTACCAAGAAGGCGTATAAGCTTGCCCGCGCAGTAGAGCTTGCTTGTGATCCAGCAAGTGAACGAGCCGAGTATCTGCATCGCCTGGGCGACATCTTCTCGGGAGCAACGAACACTGCTGTAACCAAGAATGAAAAGAATCTGCCTAGCGATCTCTACCGTCTATACAAGTACGACGCAGAAGTTCTTGCGGCATGGAAGCACTATGAAGCAGACGCCGAGCATGGTCATGCAAGAACGCCTCTGTTCGTCCTGATAAATAAAGCTATGGCAGCAGCCAAGAGCCAGAATACTTCGCTCAACTCTGCAGAGATTGGGTTCTTCAAGAAGCTGCTGCGTAAATCCACAGCTCAGTCTGACGATGTGGATCAATACTATGGTCACGATCACATCTCTAGACTCAAGTTTAAGAAGGACTTCGCGCTTTGATCCCATTCTATTACTACGAAGGGCAGCTTAGAAAGTACCTCATTCAGTTCTGCAACATCTTCACTGGTCTCAAGGTAGAAACCGGCAAGGGTGAGTGCGATGAACCAGAGTTCATGACTGTTCCTATTCGCGTAGGAAGTAAGGACCGAGTTGTTGCGGCTCTGGAAGCTGGCAATACTCAGAACAAGCCATTCTCTCTTCCTATGATGTCTGCCTTCATGACAGGGCTGGCACGTGCGCCGAACCGTAAGGGTATTGGCGTCGTAGACCGCCGCGTCTTCCTTCCAGAAGGCGGCGTCTATCCACAGGATTTGAAGACCGTCGTCCGTGTCATGCCTATCCCGTATGTCATGACGATAGAGCTCGCGCTCTATGCTTCAAACACTCAGCAGTTGCACCAGATTCTTGAGCAACTGCTTGTGCTGTTCGATCCATTCCTGCAGATTCAGACCACGGATGCTGCGTTTGACTGGACGAAGATTACCAATGTTGAGCTTACAGCAATCAACAACGAAGAAAACTACCCACCTGGTGGCGATCGTCGAGTAATCATGTGGACTCTGACGTTCGATATGCCAATCTATCTTTCGATTCCACTCGATGTTCGAGATGAAATCGTCAGAAAGATCTTCATCCGGATCGGTGATCTTGCGGGTTTCGTGCCAGATGAGTATGATGCCGATGGAAATCTCTCACCATTCCTCCCCGGCTACGACTGGGGCACTATTGAAGTCGACGGAAGTTAAGCTAGATCTGGACCGGAAACCTGACCCAGGCATAAATATCTTTGTCTAAAACATCAGTGCCCAGCGTGAAGCTGATAAGCTATTAGAAAGACATTCAAGGAGACACATAGATGGCAACCCTAGTCAGCCCTGGTGTAAGCGTCACCGTTATCAACGAGTCGTTTTACATCCCAGCCAGCGCACCTACAGTTCCGCTGCTGTTCGTAGCGACTCGTGCTAACAAGACCCAACCAGACGGCGTAACGTCGGCTGCTGGTACCACCGAAAGTGGTGTTGTTCGTACCGTTACTTCGATCGGTCAGAGCACCCAGCTCTACGGCGTACCTTACTTCTGGAGCGATTCTTCTGGCAACCAGTTCAACGGTGACGCTCGTAACGAGTATGGCCTGTTCGCACTGAACCAATTCCTCGGCATTGGCAACCTTGCCTATGTCGTTCGCGCAAATATCGACCTTACGGACGCAGCTGAATCGTTCATCGGCATCGGCACCCCAGTCGCTACTACTGCGACTAGAGTTGGTGTTGGCAATGGTACGATCTCAAGCATCACGGCAACATCTGCATTCGTAAAGCCTGAGACTGTCGATGTCATCATGACCTCTGCGACGGACTTTACCGTTCAAGGTTCTCTGTCTGGCATCATCGGCGTTGGTACTGTTGGCGTAGCATTCACTTCTACGAAGGTTAACTTCACCGTAACCGCCGGCCTCACCCCATTCTCTTCGGGTGACTACTTCCAGTTTGATCTCGTCTATGCTCCAACCAGCTACGTTGGTACGGGCAATGGCACGATGACCGAAATTACCCCACTGACCAGCGCAATCGCAGAAATCCTGTCGGTTACGTTCACGAGCGCAACTTCGTTTGCGGTTTCTGGTTCTGTGTCTGGTCCTCTCGGTACTGGCACCGTTGGTTCTACCTTCCAAGACGTTGGCAGCCACATCAGCTTCATCGTTCACGCTGGTTCGACTCCATTCGTTTCTGGCGATGAGTTCCAGCTGTCTCTGTCGCAGGTAAATCTGTTCAACCCACTCGGTGCAAACGACGCTGCAAAGCGTGTTTCGATCACCACCGCTCTGGCTGCTCAGATCAATGGCAACACTGAAGTACGTTCGGAAATCTACGAGTACAACCTGATCGTCTGCCCTGGTTATCCAGAAGTTGTAACCGATCTGCTTGCTCTGTCTGACGAAATCAACGACGAAGCATTCGTAATCGCCGACACTCCAGTTAACCTTACTGCAGAACAAGTTGCAGCTTGGTCCACTACTACTGGCCGCGCTTCGAACACCAACGTTGGTTACTACTACCCATGGGGTCAAGCAGCTAACCTCGACGGTACGACGGTTGTTATTGCTCCATCAGGCATCGCACTCCGCACCTATGCATTCTCGGACAACCAATCCTACGTTTGGTTCGCTCCAGCTGGTGTCTCCCGCGGTTCTGTCACGGGCGTTTCGTCTGTTGGTTATGTATCTGGTACTCTTGGTACCGCAACCACCTTCAATCAGGTCAACCTGAACCAAGGTCAACGCGACAACCTTTACCAGTCCTACAACAACATCAACCCAATCGTGTTCTTCCCAGGTCAAGGTCTCATCGTATGGGGTCAGAAGACTTCTGCCGGTGCAGCTTCTGCTCTGGACCGCGTCAACGTGGTTCGTCTGGTCATGTACATCAAGCGCCAACTGCGCAAGGGTGCATTCCCATTCGTCTTCGAACCAAACGACAAGATCACCCGCGACAACCTCAAGGCTGCAGCGGACGGTTTCCTGAACGACATTATGGCTAAGCGCGGTCTTTATGACTTCGTAACTCTTTGCGATACGTCAAACAACACTCCTGACGTCATCGACAACAATGAGATGTACATGGATGTGGCTCTGAAGCCAGTTAAGGCGGCGGAATTTATCTACATCCCAATCCGCGTTCTTTCGACGGGTGCTACGCTTCCCTAATGGGTGATGGAGAGGTCAGCAATGGCCTCTCCTAACCTATGTAATCGGATGATATGATGAACGAAATTATTGCTCAACTGTTTGCAGCTAGAGACATTGCTCACGCGATTCACCTTCGCACAAGATCATTCTCTCAGCATCTTGCACTTGGTGACTTTTACGAAGAGATCGTTGACCTAGCTGATGGTCTTGCAGAAACCTATTCAGGCAAGTACGGCACGCTGACGATTCAGCCTTGCCAGAATCCTGCAGTTTTCGCGCAGACAGATGCGGTTGCGTTCATCCGAAGCGTAGCAGACTGGGCTGAGAAGGTTCATAGCCAACTCAATCCAGCAGACAGCTACATCATTAACCAGTGGGAGGAAATCCTCGCGCTGGTATACAGAGCAAAATATAAGTTAGAGAACCTAGCCTAACGACCCCGGTGACCGGTGCCTATAAAACAGGTTACGGGCATAAATAGATCGTTAAAAGGTGATCTACACCACATTGAACGTTAAGGAGACACAATGGCTACTCTATCTCAGATGGGTGTACCTGCTGCAGGATTTGGTATTTTGCAGCCAAAACAAAAAAATAGATGGCAAGTTACATTTACAAAGCTTGCCTCACTTGTTCCCGCTGTTTCTTCTCGGGATATAACGCGGCAAGCTGTTGAAGTAGATAGACCTAATATTTCATTTTCGGAAATACCTATTCACAGATATAACAGCGTTGCATACATCGCTGGAAAATATGAATGGGAACCTATTAAAATCACAGTAGAAGATGATCTTACTGGTCTTGCTTCAAGTGCTATCCAGGGTCAGCTCGAAACACAACAGCGCCTTATAGGAGCAGATTTAACAGGACAGTGGCTTGCTTCTGCCGCGACCGGATCTGATTACAAGTTTGGTACTATTCTTCAGATGCTAGATGGTAATGAAGGAGTTGTAGAGCAATGGGCATTGTCTGGGTGTTTTATTAAATCAGCAGATTATGGTCAGGTTACATATGAAAATGGTGAAGCTGTTACCATTAGTCTTTCTATAAGATTTGACCACGCGCTTCAAACTATTACGGGTCAGGGATATGGTACTGCCCTTGCCGGTTTTGCATAATTTCAAATGGGGACGTCATGACTACTTCGATTACTGTTTTGTATACGACTATCACTGGAACCAAGGATGACTTCAAGATCGACTGGAAAGAAGACGCGAAGGCAGACTGGAAGGTCGACTGGGCAACCGGCGTAGAACCAGTAAAGCCAAGCAACACCGTACTACCACACATCGCAGCTTCCAGCCTTTCGGTTGCCGGCACAGGTATGGCAACGGTAACCCCAGGTACTTGGACTGGTACTCCAGCTCCAGTCATTACCC